TTGAAAACAAGATGAATTCTGACCCATTTAATATATGATATAATTTAATCTTCTTATTCTTCTTCATCTTTTTCAGTGTAATTGTTAATCTTAAATGTTATAGAAAATTTAAGATCTCTTAGCAGATAAAAGACTGCCATGAGATTAATGAAAATGAGGACGTTGAACATGGACAAGTCTAATTCACTCTTAAAATATTCAATGAAATAAGCGAAAAACCATATAATAAGAATAGACTTAATTTCTTCCATTTTATTTATTAGTTGTTATAGTTACCATACTAATATCAAATTTAAATTTATATCATCTTTTCTAAAATTTTAAGAATATCTATAATGACTCTACAATCCATATAATTGTAATAAATTATCTTTTTTATCTGTGGAAATCTTTTAAGAGGTATATTTTTTTCTTGTGCTATTTTAGAATATTTTTTGAATTCAACGAGAGCATCTAATCCAGATATATCATCTTCCCAATAATTATCTATTAATTCTAAATTGTAGAGATTTTTAACGATCTCTTTTAATCCATATCCGAAACATCCTTTTATTCTGATTGGTTCTTCTTTAAAATAATAAAGAAGATCTATCATTTCTAGATTGGGGAAGATTAAATCGGGATATTTCATTTTCATGTATTTTATGTAAACTTTTTCGGCATTACCCCAATGGTAAACCTTGATAATTGAAGTAAAATTATTATTAAGAAAATTGATCCAGTATTGAATTATTTTTTTTTCTTCTTCATTAGTGAGATTTTTAATAGTGAAATCTTTAAAAATATAATCATCTTTATTTAAAATTGTTCCGATGATAGATATTCTGGGATGTTCAAGGTTCTTTTTTTCTTCAAAATAACTTTCACTTTCATCGAAGTTAATAACACTCTCTATATCAAGGATAATTGAATCCCTTTGTTCTTTTATTTTATCTTTAAATTCTCTGCCCTTAATTTTACGGGGTTCTATTTTTATTTCATCTTGTAAATTAATATCAATCATTTTCTGTTGAACATATTCTCTATGATTATCTCTCACTCTAAATTTATAAACATTAGTTAAAAGGAAGGGATCATCCCAACACTTAATTCCTTCACTATGAAGGGAACATCTTTTATTATAAGAAATATTCCATATGAGTGTTATTTCTTTAATAAGATGAGCGAGAATAGTTTTTTCATTTATCCAATTTCCTTCTTTTCTATTCATATTGGGATATAATTCAATGATACTTGGTTTGGGATATATTTTCCATTTATCATAATTATCTTTTAGTTTAAGTAACCATGTTTTCGCATCTTCAACTGTATATTTTAAATCTCCTGTTAATGGAAAATATCCTAAATATTCTCTCTTTGGTAAAGTTTTATCTTTATGTCTGTATTCTTTACCGAAAAAAAATCCTTGATCCTTTAGACCAAGTGATGAATTAGCAACATACATCTTACATTTATGATAATAAATAGAACCATTGTTGAGGATATCGGTTTTATCGGCATTAAAGTGAATATTTTTAAAAAGAATATCTACTATAATATATTCTGGGAGATCTATTTTAATTTCGGGGAATAATTCTTGGAAGACTTCTTTATGAAAAATTAAATCGGGTTTCACATAAATATTGAGTGATTTGTTATATAGATTTGAATTGTAAGCTATGAATTTTTCTTTATTTTTAATTTTCATCTTTATTTGTTGGTGAACTAGATTTTCACGGAAATATTCGTGTTTTTTAATATGATTTATGAAATTATTTTTATAATCTTCTTTTTCTTTATGAATTTCTTTACAGAAAATATTAGGATCATCTTTCTTAAAACATCTATATTTCTGGTGCATTACATCGAACCAATCACTCAATGAATCTCTATTGATATGATTTTTAAGTTCGTGATAAAAAAAACTCATAATATTACTTTCTCATACTTTATATTTATATCGGTGTGCGTTCATTCGTTAATGTATGGGAATCTCTCGGTTGTTCTTCTTCTTTCTCTTTAATTGATATATAGGATTCAGTTGATTTAATTTTGCCGTCCCCATTTACTTTCAGACGACTATCTTTCCATAGAAGATCTTCTGTGTGAAAGTCGAATCCAGAATCATATAGTTTAAGATAGTTTTCAACTATTTCTATTTTGCAGTAGATTTTGGGTCCCTCGGGACCTCTTCTTTTCGTCCATCCACACATCCTCCCTGGGAGACCCTGAATCTCTGATGAGTTATCTTTTTCCCTTGGTAAACTTTCATGTACTGATCCGATGAACTTATCGGAAATGGTCTTTGATGCTCCGAGCATATTCTTGATAAGAATGAATGTATGTTTAGAGGGTTGTTTATCCAGATTCTGAAAGATCTTTTTTATCTGTCCTTGCGTTTTTGTCATATTGAGTTCAATTAGTTCTGTATTGTGTTTTAGGCATTGTTTCTGTAAGCATGTCTTAGTGAGAGAATATGTTGCTCTACCAGTGGGACCAGCGGAAACAGACCGAATGAAATGATACTTTGGAGTGTCCAAGCACACCTCTGTAAAGTAATCATTACATCCCTCATCTGTCATAAGATTGAAAGACTCTCTTAGACGATCTTCGTCCAATAAAGTCTGAAAAGAAACATAGTTATCGTTGAATCGTGGACATACCTTCGCATGATGTTGCCAATCTTCGGCATCAATGAGAGTGTTAGATGGTGTTGCGGATATCTGTAAAATCTTGATGTTTTTTTCTTTTAGAGTATCTGGATTCTTGAGATCAATTGAATCGAATATTTTTCCTATCGTGAAATCTCTTTTATTCGCCAGATGACATTCGTCAATAATGATAAGGATGTTTCTGTCTTTCTTTTCCCTTTTAAGTCTATCTATTCTATCCTCTAGATAATGAAGAGTATTCCTATGATATACATTGTTTCTCCACATTGGGAGAACTCTTTCTTTCGTCTGTTCTAACCAACTTCTGTCCGACATTGCTGTAATAAAGAATACATTGTTCGGATCTATATCTTTTTTTCTCGCCATCATGTAAGAAACGAAAAGAGATACACCTGTTTTCCCCCATTGTGGAGGAGCACATAGAGTGACGAGATCGTTCGTGTAAAACTCGGAAATAATCTTTTTCGCGACTTCTTTCTGGGGTTCATAAACAAGGAGAGACCCTTTCCCCTTGTATAGTTTTTTCTCTACGATCCATTCTTTCCGGAGACTTTTCTTGGTTGTCGTGATGATTGTCATCTTTAATCTTTCATTGATGTAGTGTATTTTATCTCCACGTTTCAATCAAATTTACCTGTGAAATAAATCATTTAAAAGATAAAATGTATTATCATTTAATTATAATGACACTTATGAGTAATAATATCATTAGTTATGTTCGTTCAGATAATAGAAAGAAGATTATCATATTGACAGGAAATCGGCAATCATTTAGGTGTCGCCAGAGAGATGATATCGGGAAACAGAATCCATTGAAATTCATTAGTTTTAAAACAATGTTAAAAGATGTTAAGGATAAAAATAAAAAAATAGGAGGTCATTCAGATATTCTCATTGGTCCGATTAATTATTTTAGTCTTGGAAAGCTTTAGTATTATAAAGAATTTATGTTTCGCTAAATAAGAATACATTTATACTATATTTGATAAATTTTTAATAATTGTCTGTATGTATGGTCTTTTCTTGACATCTTTTAAAACGCATTTTCTAATTAATTTACTTAGTTCTTTTTCTTTGGATTCTAAATATTTTAAACTATTTAGAACTTCTTTTCTACACTCTTCGTAATCATCACCCTCTTGCCATATTTCACCTACCCATAACTCTAAAATACAGACTCCTAAAGAAAATATATCACTTTTTTTAGAGCACATACCGAATCCTAATTCTTCACACATATAACCCAATGTCCCCATATCTTCATCTGTTACTATTATTTTTTTATCGTATAAATTACGGGCTACACCGAAATCAATTAAGACAATTTCATCGTCAACTAAGAGCATATTATTAGGTTTTAAATCGCAGTGAACAATATTTTTATCGTGTAACGATTTTAAAGCTTTACACATTGACCCTGTCAAGTGCATTTTATAATCACGATCTAAATTATAAATCCATTCTGTTTCTCTGTATTTATAGTAATATTCATATTTATTTAATCGTGTATCTTTATGATACTCCAACCATAATTCTTCGTATTTTAGAAAATCTTTAAAATCTCCATTAACACCGTAATCCTCGATAATGATATAAGTCTGATAACTTTTATTTAAATTGGAAAATGAAAATCCATAACATTGACATAATTGTTTATTTTTTCCAATAATACCATAAATATCTAATTCATCTATTATATCATCAATTACATCATCTTCATAATCATAGTGTTTAGAATCGAATGTTTTTAAAAGAATATTTTTATTATCGTATTTTCCTTTATAAATATCACATGAACCACCTGATGTAAAATATTCATTTTTTTCTAATTGTTCATAAGGGATCCAGTCATCTCTTGTTGATATTAATTGATTAAGTTTTTTTAACATTAATTATTGTAAAATTAATAAATTAATATAAATCAAATTTATAATGGTAACGTTAAAACAATTAAAAGCACTATGTAAAAAATATAAATTAACGATTTCTGGAACTAAAAAACAATTAGGGAAAAGACTTTATAATTTAAGGAGTGATACTATGTCTAAAAAAGATTTAAAAATAGTAAAAGATTTTTTAAAAGTTAAAACACATAAAAGAAATTTAAAACGAACTAAAAAAAAATCTAAGAAAGCCGGAGTAGGATTCAGTGATTTAGTTAGTTATTTCACATACGATTCTCCAATTACGAAATATCCCATAGAAAATCAGCGAGAATTAAGCGAAGGGATCATTGAAAAAATGAGAAAACAGAGGGAACTTGTAAAAAGTAAAAGTAAGTCTCCCGACTTGCCTACAATAGAAGCGTATACCAGTTCTACTCTTGATGTTTCGGGTGTTAAAAGTATGAGACCTCAATGGGATGTCGAAAAATCGGTTAAAATATTAATACCAAGAATAGACGAAGCTTTGAAACATTTTGAACTGAAAGATGATGATTATGATTATGAAAGAAAATTACATATTATAATAGGTTCTAAATATGATAGTGATAATTACTTGCCATATTTAGTTCTGAATCCAACAGATTTTAAAGGGATAGATCATCATAAATTAAATGAATTATTTAGACAGAGGGGTAAATTTATTCATAAAGATCAAGTCGCAATAGGTCATAGTAAGTTTGAGAGTAATAAAGAACACGAACTATTTCCTGGAAGTTCTTTCTCTAAAGAAATGAAACAAGAATTTAAAGATCTTTATGATTGGGAGAGACGATTTCCATCCGGTGATGCTGTGGATAGATTATCTGTATTCAGAAAGAGAGCCAGGTATCAACCTAAATATCCCAATGAAGAGGGAATACATTTTCAATATTATGATATAGTTGAGAAAGATTTCGTTACTCCTTAGTAACCCTTAATTATTTTTTTTTCGTTTTTTTCTTTTTCTTTTTAGATTTAGTTTTACTCGGTCCTTTTTTACGAATCATTGCTGTATTTACTTCTCCATCTCCCCTTGTTTCATATATCATATCTACTAATTCAAATCCATTTTTCTGATAACATTTTATCGCTGATATATTAGGATCAGATGAACTTGTTCTGACGTGTAGATACATATTAAGAGATCTTCCGAGATGATAGATTTTTCCTTCTATATTAATTTCCGCATTTAAAAGATTTCTAACTAGATGATAACATAATCCATTTCCTCTGAATTCTGGATCAATGGAGATTGTATGAAGGTGTAAAAATAAATTAGATAAAGGTTTAATAACATCTTTTTTCTGAATATCTACGAAACATACACCTACAATAAGATCTCCGACATATAATAATGAAACAATTGGTTTTTTAGTTTCTATACTCATAATATAATCTCTTTCTTCTCCTTTAGAAAATCCTAAATTACAGATTTCATTACATCTCTGTTTTTCTTCTTCATTTAATTCACTAAAATAACACACTCTCTGTTGTGTTCTAAGTTTAGATTTCATTTATTTCTATATAAAGATATAGAAATAAAATCATTAAGAATATGAAAACATGGACGGAAGAGGAACTTAAAGAAATATATGTTTCAGATGATTTTAACTCTGTTTACGAAGAGTATTGTTCTGATAATAAAGAACAGAAGGATCTTTTAAAGTTTCTGAATGGTATTAAATTAAATGAAAAATATTTTAGACTCACAACGAACACTAAAATAGGGCGGAACAAAAGATTTAGAAATAAGAATATTAGCGAGGATACACTGGCTTTAAAGGAGGTAAATAGTCTCTTAAATAAGATGACTGATAAGAATATAAGTAGTATCAACGAAAAAATAAAAGAAAAATTAAAGGATAAGGATTATCTCAAACGCATGGTTATTGTAAATGTATTAAGTAAATGCGTAGCGCAGCCTTCTTATAATACTTATTATATTCAGGCTTTACAGAATGTTTATTTCAATCATACGGATTTAAATAATATAATTTATAAAGAGGTATTAGAGATAGAAGATAAAATCAAAACTCAAGAAATAAATAAAGAACAGAGTGAATATATGCAATTCTGTGATAAAAATAAGAAGTTAGATTTACTTATTGGTCATTCATTATTAGTAACAGAATTGGAAAAAATGAAAATAATAAAAGATAAAATTATACCATCCCTAAATAATCTACTTGATATTATTTCTTTAACCGATGATACTGATGAAAAATATAAGTGTGTCCTATGTTTATATGGTATATTCAAGTCTTATTATGGGGATAATCTTTTACCACAAGGATTTATCGATAAAATCAAGGAATTAATTCAGAAAGAAAAATCTAATAAGATTAAATTCAAGTTGATGGATATTAATGAACGCAGGTAATTACTATTTAAAAAAGAAAATAATTATAATCTTTAAAATGGATATTAACATGTGTGCTTCTTATGAATTTCCTAATGATACGAATTGGTCATCAATAGGTACATGTAATATAAGCGAAATGAATACTTTTATTCCAAGTAATACTGAGGTAAAAGAAGTTTTTCAGATTAAAGAAGATCTTTTAAGTGAACTAAATAATAAAGAATTAATTCTGGAGGAAATAGATGAAGAACATAAAAAGAAAATAGAGGATTTTTCTTCTCAATTTACAGAATATTTAGATTTTTATGTGAAACAACAGCATAGGGTTTTAGATTTAGAAAAAGAATTAAAAGATTACTATGATAAAATTGATTTAGATATCAATAAATTAACAGATTTTTCTAAATTTATAGCGGATATTAATATAAAATATACGAAAGATATTGATACGGATAATATAAATAAGAGTATCTTGAATGCATCGAAAAAAATAAAAGAAGAAAATAAAGGCGCGGAAATAAAGGAAAAATACGAAAAAGAATTATCTCTTTTAAATTTTTATTTACAGAACTTCATAAAAAAAATAAATAATGGAAATCTAGGAAATACTTGTAGCTTATGCTTACAGAGAAATGTTGATACTTATATGGAACCATGTGGTCACACAGGATGTTCTCAATGTATTAATGTTTTAAAAGAAAAAATGGGTGAATTTAACTGTAATTGTTTTATCTGTAGAAAAAGAGTAAATAAATTCAATGCCCTATATTTCATTTAATAGGACTATTAATTGTTAAAGACTATTAAAAAGAGCTTTATAAAAATCTTTATCTTTTCTTTTCTTTTCTTTAATGAATAAATAATATTCACCCGAATCAAGAGTAATGTAATTGACTGATGTTTTTATTGTAATTTTAGAATCTTCAATTGCTATAACTTTCCCTGATTTATAAAATTTTCCTGTATTTTTTTTAATAAATGTGATATTATCATTAAGATAAATATCAGAATCTTCTCTATCATAAAAAGTTTTATTTTTAATTTTTTTCAAGGTGTCTTCGCTAAAATAAGTTTCAAATACATGATTTTTATTTTTATAAAGTTTAAGTATATTTTTAAGGGGTTCTATGTCCATTAAATTATTTTATATTAGTAATATATAAAATGAATAATTTAAATGTTTTTATATTATTTTCAACACTTATTTATTTTAAGCTAGAAGAAAATAAATCGGGTAATTTAAAGGTAGCCGTCGGTTTAGTTGCACTTTATGCTCTGTATAATTTATTAAAGGGGGGGGTTGAAGGATGGAATCCATACACATATGTACCAGATGGCTGGTTTCAAGATCTTGATGGACAAGAATGTGAAACAGGAAAAGGTACATTCGTTCAAGGAGCATCTCCGCCAGAATTTCCTTATGATCATTGTAAGATGGGTGAGGGTGATGACGCGCGAATATGTGGCAATTGGAATGAAACAGCAATCATGAATTTAATAGGATCCCCCTCACCAGGGCAAGCCAGTCCATCATTCCAATATACAGATTCCAATGTAGATCAACGATGTAAAACGGTCGTTTGTGAAGCTGATAACCATTGTATAGGAAATTCTAATCATAAATATTGTCATAATGGAAAGTGTTCTACATGTAAAGATGATGAACATTGTGGTAGTGAAGATCTTATATGTGTAAGTAATCATGATAATTCAGAAAAAATCTGCGTTAATAAATTTTCAGCACCAAGCCAGACTGATATATCTGATTATGGTATGAAAAGATGTTTTCAAAATACACCATTTTATACGCGTTATTCTCCATCAAACAACTCCATATGCTCCAGTCCACCTCCAAATTTAAATGATGATGCTCCGTGGGTGGGGGCATGTTGCGTTACTCCCTATCAAGATGGATTTTTTCAATTTGCTTCGCTTGCGTTGTTGCTTGTGGTTGGTATTTTCTGCATTATATTTGGAGGATTCAAGGTCGCGGCCGATAAAGAAAAACTATATTCATTAATGGTTGTAGTTGGGGTTTTAATTATACTTATCGCGACCTTTGGTCCATCTTTATCCACTCCTCCAAGTGATCAACTGGATATCGATCAACCAACTGATTCAGATTCCTAAATTTTTAATATTTAATATTTAATATACTTAAATTTTTAACATACTTAAAATAATAAAGCAGTTTGAATATAAGTCATGGAATTGCAATCATTCATCTCAGAAAACAATAATTATAGTGATCTTTTTAAAAAAGAAGGACTAAAAGTAGTTAAATATAAAAATCTACTTTTAGTCAAGAATTATTACGATAAACCTTTATCTTATACTGATGAAAATGATTATTGGAAGATGTATTGCAGAGGTGCAGTTATAGATACTCTTACCAATAGGGTTGTGTGCTTGCCACCCGTAAAATCGGTAGAATACGATACTATTTCGGATGATTCAAGTTATTTAGGATATGAAATTCAGTATTTAATAGATGGAACGATGATTAATTTATTTTATTGTAAGGAATGGTTACTATCTACGAGGAGTGAAATTGGTGGAAAAAATAAATGGACTGATAAAAAATCTTTTAAACAGATGTTCGATGAGTGTTTAGATAAAAATTTTGATTATGATAAATTAGATAAGGATTGTTGCTATTCATTCGTAATGAGACATAAAGATAATAGAAATGTTTCTCCAATTAAGGAAAATAAATTATTTTTAGTTGAAGCATATGATCTAAATAAGAACGAAAGATTAAATCTTGCGAAAGTAAATTTAGATATAGAAAAGATTAACAATATTTCATTTAATGATTTAATTGATTTTAATTCTTATGAAATAAAAGGATACACTATTAAAGATGGAAATAAAAGATATAAGAAAATTAATCCTTTATTTGAAAAAGTAAAAGAATTAAAACCCAATATGAATAATGATTTATTAAATTATATTGAATTAAGAAAAAATGGAAATATAAAAGAGTATTTAAGATATTTTCCTGAATATTCTAAATCATTCGATGAATATAGAAATAAAATTCATATATTAAGTAATGAATTATATAATAATTATAAGAACTGTTATGTATTTAAAAAGATAGAAAGAAAAGAAATTCCTTACCACCTTAAACCATTGACAGATGATATTCATAGAAATTATCTTAATACTAAAGAACCTACCAGTTGGTCTGACATTAAAAATTATATTCATGATTTACCATCTAAGAAATTAATGTTCGCATTAAATTATTCTTGAATTATTTTATGTGTTAAATTTATAAATTATGGAATGGTGGAAGAATACGTTAATTGGTGGTATGTTTTTTTTAGCTCTAAGTCCGGGGTTTTTATTAACTATCCCACCTAAGGGTGATTCTGAAAAAGGATTAATCGGTAAAGGATTATTTCATTCACTGGAAACAAGTAATGCATCAATATTTGTTCATACTATTGTATTTTTAGTAGTTGTTGGTGGTTTATTATGGTATTTAGATTCCGGTTCAAGTAATTCGGGAGAACCGATGCCAACGGTTGATGATAGTTCAAGTGATGGGGATGGCGGTGATTCTTCCGAGGCTGAAGTAGATAATGAATCCGATAATGAAGGAGAATAATTATAATTCTTTTTCGGCGACTTTATATAAGATTTTAAATTCTTGTTTAATTTTTTCTAATTCTTCTATCAAGAAATTAACGATCCCTTGATATTTTCTTAAATCATTATCTTTTGATATCTTATGAGATGGATTGATTGTCACAATTAGTTTGATAGACTCTTCTAATGGATGAGGTTTCTTGTAAGCTACTAATTGCAATAAAGATTCATCATCTAAGCATCTTCTCGCTATATGACTCTGAATAAGATTACCCATTGTATGATCTTCATTATAAATCATAAAATGATAAACATAATCGTTAATTTTTTCACTTGATATACACGTTTCTTTATTTTGTAATAATTTTAAGAAAGAAACCTTTAGATAATCTAACTTGTCTTGTAATTGTTGGATCGATAATTTGAATAAACTACTTGAATCTTGATAATGTACTGACTTAATTCTAAAATTGTATTTATTGCATTCATTATTAGAATCTCTAGAATAATATTTTTCGGATTCAGCTAATAACAATTTCTGTGTAAATTTTTCTTGATCTTCTTCTTCAATTTTCTCAATTTTAATTCTTTCTTGTACGATATGATTTATTAGATCATCATCTTTCAAGAAAGAATAAGTAGCACACGAAACAGGTTGAAATATAGCATTTTCTTTTCCAGTTGATAAAGATGGAATACCGTAACAATGAATTTTCTGTTTTAAATCGTTATCATTTGTGTTTTTAAGTTCTGTAATAAGACAATAATTTTTTTTACCTCTAAATTCAAATGGTCTTAAAATTTCATCTTTCTTTTTCTGCGATAATGGATTTTTAAGGTCATAATTATTATAATCATTCGAGTTTAGTAATTCGTCAAGTTCTTCATCATTATCATCTTCATCAAGATTATCAATTCTACTCTGAATTTCAGGTTTGAGTGGATAAATTTTAAAATCATTAGAAGTAACGAATTTAAATACATCGCTATTATCGTGTTCGACATTAAGTTCGAACATATAATTTTTCATATATGAATCGGGATTAATGTAAAGGGGTAAAAGAGATAATCTCTGTAAAATCATTTCATTATGCAGTTGACCGCTATTTTCTACGATAGTAATATCTTTCTTAGTATTTTCCGCACATCTAAAAGCTACCGATGGTATATCATTTAATATTGTTCTGCGAATAGCATTTAATACCGATTTATCAAGGCCATATTTATCATCCCCTTCTATTTTAAAACATAATTCTTTATTTTCCATTTTAACATCGCGGATCTCGGGATTGAAAGAACTCATTATTATAATATTATTATTATTTATTTTAAATAAAAATCAAATTTATTAAGTTTATTTTAATAAAATTAAGATATTATAATTTAAATAAATGTCGGAAAGAGTTCTTTTTATAAGTGGTAGATGCGAACATTCTAAAAAAATACTCTTAGGTATTTCACAATATGATTTTTTAAAACCACTATTCAAGGTTATTAATGTAGATACGCAGGCATTTCCTAATTATATTAAAACTGTTCCAAGTATTCTAATAAACGGACAAGTTATTTCTGGAACAACTGTATTCGAATATTTAGGTAAACTTGTTGAGGGTAAAAAACAACAGGAAGAACGTGTAAATGAAGGTCAACCAACAGAAAAAGATCAGGGGCAATGTAGAATAAATGAAGATGGAGAATTAGAGGGATGGTGTGGTACTGGTTCGGGTGTTGAATATTCAACAATTACAGAAGAAAATGATGATTTCACTAAAAAAACTCATAAAATGGATACCAATTTATCATTCCTGGATGGTGCCTCCGACATTTCTTTACAAGGGCAAGTTCAGCATATGGAAAAACAAGATAATCAGTTGAATGGGAAGAGACAACAATTTGATAATGATTATGAGAGGTTACAGAGGGAAAGAGGTGAAGTGGGTAATGGGATGGCGAGAAAATAATTTACGTTAAACTATTTAAATAATTATTTCCTTTATATAATAATAATGGATATTGAGAAGCAGGTATTTAGTATTTTTTCAAGTTTTATTCGTGATTTAAGTAAAACATTCCCCGAAATAAAAAACTGTCTTTATAGAAACTACGAAAAAGAGATAGTCGGTGAAGATTTGAAATTAAATAGTTGTCCCAAGATACAATGTTTCTTGGATAAGGTAAATGAAAATTCTAAGATGATTGAAGATAAAGATAAAAAGTTTTTTGAGATTGAAGATATTCTGGAAGAAATATCTTTTCGGAACTTATGGATGAAGAATATTTCGGATAAAACTAGGAACACTATTTGGAAATATTTTCAGACATTTACAATTATTAATATAAATCTAAATTCTTCGAAACAACTACAGGAGGCATTGAGTAGTATGAATGAAGGAGAAATTAAAAAAGAAGATATTAAAGATAAACAGACGGCGAAAGATTTAAAAAAATTAAAGAAACTTGCTGAAGAAGTAAAAACCGAACAAGATGGAGATGAACTTGATTTGGAAAATATGTTGGGAGGTCTTATGGATTCCAATATTGGGTCTATTGCGAAGGAGGTGGCTTCAAGTATGAAAATAGATGAAATGTTCGGAAACATTGATGAGAATAGTAATCCGATGGATGTGATGGCTCAGATGATGAATCCAGAAAAGATGGGAAATATATTCCAGAATATCAATAGTGTAATGGAAGGAAAGATGAAGAATGGAGAATTAAATGAGGATATTTTAAAGAAAGAAGCTGAAAGTATGTACGGGGATATGGCGAATAATCCTCTTTTCGGGAACTTGATGAAGCAGATGAATCCCGGAAATCCCAGTACAGAAACTAAAGAAACAACGGAATCAACCGAAACTAAAGAGTCAACTAAAGAAGAAAAAAAGGAAAAACTAAAAAAGAAAATTGAAGCGAAAAAGAAAGAAAGAACTAAATAATTAAAATAAATTCTATAATATAATTATTAAATGATATCTACGCCCTTCTGGTATAAAGATCCAAGTGTATTATATGATAGGGATTACATATTCGAAATATTTCCTTCTAAGCGATTTGATATTACAAGGAAATTAAATTCACTTTTAAGATTGTCAATACTTTATTCGTTGATTGTTTATTTAATCAATAAAGATAATAGATATATCGTTTTACCTTTCGTGGTTGCTGCTGTTACATGGGTTATATGGTCAAGACAGACAGATACTCGCGTTGATGATGTTTTAGAAGAATCAATGAGTAATAGATTAGATGATCTTGTAATGATTAATGATCTAGCTACTGAATGCAGGGTTCCAACTAAGGATAATCCCTTTATGAATCCAGGGTTAAATGAATTTAGTAATGATAATGTTCGCATGCCTAAATCTTGTCCATCTTATAATAATGTTGGAGTTCAGAATAGAATGGAACAATTATTTAACGATGATTTATACAGGGATGTTAAAGATATATTCGGTAAAAACAATAGCCAACGTCAATTTTACACTGTTCCCGGGAATCAAGTTCCGAATGATCAAGGATCATTCGCGCAATGGTGTTATGGACAACCTAAAACGTGTAAAGAAGGGAATAAATTGGCCTGCTTAAGTGATTTAGGAAATTCTGGTGGAGGAACGGGTTCGGGTTCAACATAATTTTAAAATAAATAAAATATATTTAAAGTATATAAATGCCAGGTTACAGTGGATATGAAGGTCATGCTGCACCAATGGAGGGAAGTATCCAGGAATGCGCGAAACCAGATTTAAGTAAGAAAAATTCATTTCAGACTTTCGTCAGAGCGAATATTCATGATGATAGACTGACTGTTGATTTAGATTCATTACAATCCCAGGGTCCAGGACTTTATTATATGGATAATCAGAATGGATGTGAATGTGGTCTTAAGGAAGCAAGATCTATTCAAGTTTCTCAACCAGGGATTAATTTTTCTGGTGGTTATGGTTGGATTGCAGAAAAGGGTTGTTTGGTAGATAATGACAGTGATTTAAGACAAGATAAAGATAAATTAACCAATATGAGAGATATTAATCAAATTGTAGAAAGATTATTTTTAACAACTCCCGATATTTCAAAGGGTTACAGAGACATTGATGTTGAATCTGTTCTTATTTCATCTGATTTCTCTTCCGATCAGAAACCATGTAATTCTTTAGCGGGTGTTTCAATGGGTAATTATTTCACCCCAATGATTCAGAAATTAAGTGAAGAAGTTCAAGATCCTAAACATATTGTCCCCGAAGATTCGCAGGCAGATTGGGTTAGAGGAGGTCTCCCAACAAGACAGATGGTTAGAAATGCTGATTATTTAAGAAGATGTCAAGAAAAAACAATTTCTTCTAATTAATTAAATTATATCTTATAAAATTTATCTTTTTAAAATATTATATTCAATATAAATATAATATGGAAACTCTCATAAATAACAGAAGTATGACCGATATGTCTATGGGTCCGGGTATGTATAGATTAGATGATTCTAAATTAAAAAATAAAATTAGTTATCCTTGGGCACCCAACGTTCAATTACAGAAAGCAGGGGGGTCTTTAATGGACTCTAATTTTTTTGATGTTGAATCGGATTTAAAGGGCATTACAAGAGATCTTTCTAATAATCCCTCACTGAAATATGCTCCATTAGATGAAACCAATAGTTATAATATGGTTCAATTTCCCGACGGGGGTCCTTCTGCGGAGGAAAATACAAGATTAACCAATAATGCATTTGAATTAAAAGGCGTAGGCATTAATAGATTTGATTTTTTACCATTTGATCCACAGAAAAATTCAATCGAACCTTTTAGAAGGATAGGTGATAACACTGTATTGGGAGTGTTAGATAAACATGAAACTGATTGTAAATTTGATTTTACTAAAAATACAGGGGTAGGTGCCGAATATGCTGATAAAACTGATTTCGGTAATCCTAAGAATGATTAATTATATTATAATTTAAATTTGATTAAAGTTAAATAATTAATATTATTTTTTTTTAATGAACATCTTTTATTTAGAATGGCTAAATAAAAGACCTTCTATCTGTGAATTTAGAGATTCAATACCATCTACATATAATTTTCAATGTTCGGTATCAATTAGAAATTGTAAAGAGGTCTTTCAAGATATTAAAATTTATGGGAATATAGGTGATTTAGAAGAATATGAATTTAGAAATAGTCCTTTTACGAAACGTACTTATTTAGTATCTCATTTACAGAAATGCATAAGGAAAATGAATCACACTAAATCCGTGAAAACTGCGAAACATTTGATAGATTTAGATATTAATGCATTTCTCAGGAGGTTGCCTATTATAATGTTTGAGGATGTAATTCCCCATAAAGATCTTCCAATTATAATTTGGTTAATGATTGCTGTAACTAAGGGTTTCAAGATTAAAACTGTTATGATTCAATATTTACTTGGTATGATTTATTTTCTTTCTTCATGTGCGAAGCATGATGAATATTCGTTTAAAGAAAATATTGACCATAAAATTATAGGAGATAACGATTTCTTAAAATGTATATTACTTAGAAGATCTTATGGTGGAATGAAAGGTGATATGAAAATGTTAAATTATTTCATAGAATTGTGGCACGAAAAATTTAAGAAAGATATAAAACCTAGAGATGATAAAATTAAATATATAAATCATAATTTAGATAGATTAGAAATTAAAGATTGGTATCTTCAAGCGAATGATTTTCATTGTAATCATACATTAATACCGAATGTAAAAAAACAATTTAATCTTTATACAGAAGAATATATTAAGAGTTTAATATGGAATTATTCTTCATCTTATAATCAGAGGATAACTAGTCATTATGATGAAGAAGAATTTAAAGATTGGTTAATCATAAAAAAATATGTCCGTTATTTACAGAAAAATATGGATTTTATTTAAGAAGAGCATCCACATGATGGTTGATTATGTTCTTCTTTCTTGTCTTTTTCCAACAATTTCGTTAGACCGTATCCAACAATAACTCCGATTAATAAAGCAGAACATATTTTACAAGATTTCTTTACTAACTTTTTATCCATTATTTTAACCATAGAAATTATTTTTTTCTAAAATTAAATTCTATTTAAAATTTTACACCTATTTACTATTAAATGGAATTTTATTTAACCGAAAATATCATATTAAAAGATAATAAAACATTTTCAAAAGATCATGTCAAGTTAAAGAAAATAACGAATAATAATTGGCATCATTATCTTAATGAGTTCGGATGGTTAAAATTACCATTACCTTGGATTAAAAAATTAAATAAATTTTCTGAAAAGATTTTTAAAAATTCACCATTCGGGGTGATGGATTGTAGTTCAGATGGAGATTGTTTTTTCCATTGTATATCGAATGCACTAAATGATTTTAATAGATTGAACGATGATCATGAAATACTCAACGCTCCACACATAAGAACTATTATAGCTGATTCTATTACAGATGAAATTTATAAAGAAATGATAGGTTATTATCGGATAATGAAAGATATAGATGATTTTGATGAGGAATGGGATCCATATAAAGTAAAAGATTTGGATTCATTTAGAGATATAATAAAAAAAAGTGGTCATAATTATTGGTGTGATTATATTCTATTAAATCAGATAACTAAAATATTAAGATTGAATATATTTATCTTAAATAGTAATGAAACTATTAAAGATTATTCTACATACAATACTCTGATTGAATATGATCCAGAATATGATAATGTTTTTTTGCTTTATGAAGATGAATGTCATTTTAAACTTGTTGGTTATTTTGATGGAGATAATATGATATCATATTTCACAGAAAATATACCAATTGAATTTCTTAAATTATTTAAACTCCGTTAATTTATTAATTATTTTTAAAATATTATTTATACTATATAAATGGAAGCACTCATTCTATTAGGGGTTTTAGGTGCGGGTTATCTAATAAATGAAGATAAAGAAAAGAAACAGAAAGTTTCGGATGAAATACAACCTCCATTATTTCAAGGTTCGGGAAACACAATTTATGATATGAATAATTATAAAGATGCTCAGCGGTATGAAATAGATCAAGTTATGAAACATCACGAGCAAGCAATGAAACCGGGGACCAAGGTTATTGATGCTTTAAATATGGACGGACGTAATACTCTACAGAGTCAAGAAATATATACAGATGAAATTAAGACATTAGACGGTGGTGTGAGAAAAAGAGAAGATTTTCTAGTAAACGATCAAGGAATTAAAATTGAACCTTTCTTTTCAGGTTCTGGACCGGCATCTATAGATCTCGGTAGTCGTAGTCATAGAATGGATGCTCATTTAGGTGGATATCACGCTCAACAGAAAGGTGTTGGTAAAAGAACCGATCTTCAGGCACCATTGGGAGATCAATGGGTTCCTTATGGAAATGTTTATGGTAATACATTCGGTGGAGCGAGGGCAGATCAATCAAGATATAATGAAGGAATGTATAGAACGAATGAATTACCTTTCGAGCAAGAGAGAATCCAGCACATAGATATCAAGAGTGATGTAAATAGAGATGTTGATCTCCTTTATGCTCAGAGAAATAGCACAGATAATAGAAGAACATTAAATAATCAGAAGGTATCTTTCGGTGGAAAAGTATTAGCAGGTAAGGGTGTAGATAAGCGAGGTGAAGAGGGTCAAGTATTTAAACATAAACCCGATCAGGATTATGTTAATAGTGCCGATAAATGGTTGGTAACAACTGGTGCCGTTGAGGCGCCAAGGATAAGACCAGAACAAGAGTTGAAAGAAACTAATAGACAATACCTGAATGAAGGTGACATTGGTCCGGCTGCTCCGGTAATTTTTAAGAGTAATGAAGATCGCCCCAACTTTAAGAAATCAACAAGACAACAATTATTAAATGATACAGAAAGAAATGTAGCATTGGAAGGTAAGATGAATGACAATGATCATAATAAGAGTAGTTATTTCGTTTATCCCAATGAAAGGGAAATAACATCTGAAAGAACCTATGAGGGTAATTTCAAGTCTGTGTTTAACGCTCAGACAGAACAATTACAAGATAATATAAAACCAACCGTTAAAGAAACTACATTAGATAGTAGAGACGGATTCGTTGGTCCCACTGTCGCTGTATTACCCGAAGAAAGATTACAAGATAATGTTAGACCAACCGTTAAGTCTACAACTATGTTCGAATATTCTGGTAATGGTGGAACAACTGTCCCAGCAGAAATGGCATCAGATCAGTTTCTTAGAGCAGATCTTAATCCTAATAAAGAAATTATTTCAATGGGTAGAGATCCAACACCTGAAAGCACGAAACTTGCGAATGGCATGGATACTCTTAATGTTGATATTAAAAAGATTGAGAGTGATTATTTCAATCCAAGAATTAATAATCCCGATAAAGTTTATCAAGAAATTCCACAGGATTATGTCTGCGAATATACACAAGATAAAGAAACACTTGATAATGTAAAATTATCGGATAGATTAGATCCTAATTTACTTGATCCTTTCAGGGACAATCCATATACTAAATCTCTTGCTTCATTCGCATAAATTATATCTATATTAATTTAGAATAGTTAAGAATGGATATAAGAATAATATTATTTTTAATAGTTTTCATATTCGCTTTTAAGAATGATATGAAAATAGAAAGTTTTATTTCTTACTCAGATCCGGATTTTTATGATATTGAAAAACCAATGGAAATAGATTATTTAATAAAGAAAGATAATTATAATCTTGAAAATATAGAAGATTTAAAAGATCAATTAAATGAATATGAATTCATGTTTGATGATAAATATAGTATAGCAGATGAATTATTAAAAGATAGCGAAACTCTAATATGTAGAGATACTAATTGTTTATGTTCTCCCAATCCATGTGAATTTAATTCAATATGTAGCCCAATTTACGAACATAATACATATCAATGCTCATCTCCACAAGATCCATTAATGCCCTCAGCTATTCCAATGGAACCACCATTATCTCCAGATATCCCCGAATATCACATTATACCCGTTATTCCTATTACTCCTATTGACCCTCCAATAATTGACGGAAATTGTATTACACCATCTCCAATAAAAAGCGCGCGTCAAATAACAATGAATGAGGTATGTAGGGGTGATAATACCAACGGGAACCCTAAATTGTGCGGTACTCTTGACGGCGCCGCCGGCAATTGGTTAAATTGCTATATAAATAGCGATGGTGTGTGTGGCGCGATTTCTCGGGATGATTGTGTTGGTCCGGATAAAACATGGTGTGGAGGATCTCCTCCACCACAGCCCCAATTAATGAATGATAATAATATGAGAGTTTTTAAGTTTACCAATAAAACTAGTGATAATATAGTTATCTTGGGGCAGATTGGGGATAAGGGATATTTAACACATAATATCCAAGATTCTCATTGGACCTGGTTAAAAGATACGACAGAATCAGGTATAGTGGGTGATCCGGGTGGAATAGATGATATCAATGGATGGTCGACATTCGCGATAACTGAAATAAATAGCGGTGATAGTAAAAATATTATATTTCCATTAATTGATGCGAGTTTATCTGATAATTTAAGTGGTCATTATCTAAAAGGAATATCTGGTATGCTTTTCTTAGCGACGAAAAATGATAATTTTAATGCAGATAATATTGTTCGGAAGATACAGAATAAAGGAAGATTCGAAATAACTCTTCAGAATAATAATCAAGGTAATAGATCCAGTCCTATTATATTAGATTCATATAATTTATCAGGGATACCAGATGGAACGTGTAGTGGACACATTAATAGTAAGGCGATTAATTACAGGACAGAAAAAAATATAAATTCAGGTCCACAATGTAAAGTGGGTGCTTCCAGTCCTAAACTTTCAAGACAACCATTATATTCATATGATGTTACTAAACAAGACTATTATGAAATAGCCGGAACTAATCAGGATAGTTCAACTTTCTATGATAATGGAATACCAAATGAATCTAATTATATATGCGGATTCCCCCGACATTTTTCGTCTCCTGTATTAAATAAATGTGGTCTTTCCGGTCATTCTGATATACCCGGTGAAAATTGGAGAAATGCCAGTTCCCCATTATTAAATGATATAATTAAATGTGGAATTAATACCGCTTATCGTTGTGGATTGGATACATTTAAGTTAGCTAATAATCCAGCATCACACGAACCCATAGGTATTAATTATGATATTCAAGTTACTAGTGGGTATGGTTCAGATAAAACATTAATAAAATCTATGCTCGCACCAGGATCTGGTGGATATGATAATCAGAAGGAATGGGATATTTATAGTGCTATACAGAATAATACTTGGAATGCTTATGGATATCCTTATCAGGAAGAATTAGATAGTGATGTCCTCGATTCGGACAAACAATTATCTATTGTTGGTTCAAGTTCTTCAGAAATATATTATTATATAGATGATTTAGTTAAATCTAATAATATTGTTAATAATGAAATTGTAAGTTCTCCGATAAATGGAAAAACAGTTTCTGAAATTAGTGATTTAAATGGATCTTATTTTTATGAAATAGTATATCATGATTTGGGTAGTTGTATAAATAACTCTAATACAGCTTCCGTGAATGACGGGATATCTCGGGTTACCAATCAAGTTACCAATCAAGTTACCAATCAAGTTACCAATCAAGTTACCAATCAAGTTACTCAATTTATAGAAAGTATTGAAGAAGATTATGGAGTCTTACAAAGAAGTATACCTAACCCATTTTCTGGATGGTAATTTAAAATATAATATTATATTAATTAAGTTATATGAATATATCTAAACAATTAAATCAGAAATTTTTCGGGAGAAAAGAATTAGAAATATTAAATCAGAAACCTAAACCACCATCTATAAAAACAATTAGAAAACCCAGTGATGTTGATGAAAATTATAATAATGATGAAGGTGTCGTGGGTTATATGGCCAATGATGAAGATTTAGAAAGCATTAAATACGATATAATGGACAATATGAATCAGAAAATGAATAACTTTGACAATAGAATAGAAAAATTACTCAATCAGATACAGACAATGGACGCTAATAAAGATAAATTAAACCAATTAGAGTTGGAACAAGAGAGTCTCCAAGAGGTTGTAGAGGCAGAGGATAATGAGATTGAAGCTGTCGCAGAGGCGGCCGCCTCAGATGGTTCTGGAGATATAAATGATATGTTGAATGTTATAGCTAGTGCAAGACCTTGCACCGCTTTAAGTCGAGAGACAGGATCAAGGGAATTAATTGATAAAGGTGATAACAATATGTGTACGAAATTTTATCAACGAAGCTCTCCTAAATATGGTAGTTATAGAGGAGATGGTGTTCTATATGGGAGATCTTGTAAAGCATATTATCATGATTCGGTTTCAAATCCAATCGTGGAAGATCCACCCAATTATTGTACGGATTATAATGGTAGAGTAGCGCAGAAATGTAATACAATTGTTGGAAGTCCATCTAATGCGGGACCCTTTACTCCAGATATAAATAACTGCGTGGGATTAAATAATAGTCAGGATCATCCTGAAAAACAATTATGGGTAGATAAATGTTCACAATATTCAAGCGAAAGTTCATGTAATATAAGTGAAGATTGTATATTTAGGAAAATTGGAAATGAAGAAAAATGTATATTTAATTGTGAAAAATTAGATACATCATTAAATCAAGAAAATATACATCGTGACTTGAAATGTAACTTGAAAGATGGACATTATGAATCAACTGACATTATTTACTCTGATTCCTTAGATACATCCAATAATTCTGTTTTACAGGATTATTGTGAACAATTTATTTCAGAGGACATATGTAATAATGATTCTAAATCTAAATGTCAATGGGATAATAATTTGGATGTGTTGGGATATGATTTTAAATGTATACCTCACGAAGACTCAACTACCTGTAATTTATCCAGTCCATTTAAGCAACTACTAAAAGATAGTGGAGAAAAATGTAAATCGTTGAAGAGTTCTCCTTGTTGCGGTGCATTCCCCGAAGTATGCTCTTATGAAAATGAAACTTGTTCAAGCTCTTTATCGTTATCCTGGCCCCCAGGTCCCGGATATTATAATCCTTGGAGATTAGGTGATTATAGTGCAACACTGATATTAAGTATTATTTGTGTAGGGTTATATTTTAAATTTAATAAACCTGAAACAAAAATATTATATATTGTTATCCCCCTCGGAGTATTTCTGTTAAATATTGGTAAATTTTTCTTATCTGTATGGTTTGAAAAAAAGTTTGATTTTATTGATATAGGTGGGGGGCCGACCCTCTCTTACTTGTTATTCGCTGGGATCCCTATTGGAATATTAATATTAATATCAGGGTTATTGATATTGAAGAAGAAGAATGAGAGAGATGCTGGTGGAGGCGGGGATGCTGATGGAGGCGGTGCCGATGAAGACGGTGGCATTGGGATGAAAGGTAGAATAAAGTCCTTTTTACAAGTGCTATTTGTGTTAGTTGTGATTATTGGGATAGGTTTTTCCGCCGTCACCATCTGGACCAATGAAGTTAATGATACAATCTGTGGTACAGCTACTGAATATACAACAAATAATAAAATTAATGAATATTGTAAATCTATAAATGAATCATATGATCGAACGCCCGAATATAATATAGCATATGGGGATAATGATAAAGAATTCAACGATAAATGTAGGTTACCGTGTAAAAAATATAGCAACAACAACACGTATCAACGGTGGATACCATTAATAACTTGTTTCGTAATTATAATTATCAGTTTTATCGGATTAATTAAAATGGAGGGGAAACTCGAGAAGTTTATATGTTCACTTGTTTTCCTTGGTTCAATAATTCTAATTATAGCGGGGAATATAAACCCCGTGTGTAAAGCGAAGAATAAGAATGATTCGGGGAAATGTAATTCTATAAAGGATCATCCGGACTACTGTAAGGCAGCATTGCATGGAGATGGGGATGTGAATGAAGATAAAGATAAGAATATCTGCTTTTTATATCACGGACCCTATTTAACATATTTCTCTGGAAAAAATATAGGTCTATCTATTGAGTTGATTGTGGGGGTTATAATACTATGCTTTGTTTTTTTAGTTATAGTTGGAAGTTACGAAGAAATTATAGGTAAAGCGAGGATGGGAGGGAGTCGTATTTTAAGGAGACAGAATTAAGATGTTTGTAATATTAAAATAAAAAATAAAATATTTATAATGAATAATTCTGAAACAGATTATAAAGAAGGGGATCACTCGCAATTTATCCAATATCTGTATTGTTCCGAACCAAGAGATAAAGGATCTATTCAATTAGAAAGTACGTATATTGAACCAGGTAAAAATATAGGATTACACACTTTTGAACAATTATTAATGATATTCGTAGATGGTCTAAAATATTTTTATGGTGAAAATGGTAAAGTCACTATATCTAAGCTCAAAAAAGAAGATATTGAAAAGGTTAATAAATATTTCATTTCAATGAATTACAAGGTAAATTTAGAAGTCTTTCCAACAATGAATGAATATAAATTTAAATTTCCTAATTATTTTAAGAATCAAGAAAATATTAAAAGTGAAACCAAGTTAGAAGACTTCTATTATGAAATATTCGATGAAGGTAATTGTGCTTACAGAATTTCTTTTATAAATTATTAAGTTTAAGTTTAAAAAATAAAAACACGCTTCTAAATATTATGGAAGATCTCAATGTTCCTATTTTCGCTCAAGCCAAGATAGAATACACCAACCAATTAGTTGATGTATTGTATCCTCATATGTATGATGGAGTAAAATCTATTTATGATGAATCTAAAGTAATCTATGCTAAAAAAACAAGTACTCCTATATTATTTCTTTTTAGAGAATTATTAGAAAAAGTTCCTATATGGAATAGTGAAATAATTGAAAGTGAATGTTCAAGAATAATGAATAATTCTAAATGCGATTGGATTGACGACTTAATTACAGCAGTTTTTATAAGTCATACAAAAATATTAACTTCTATCGGACCTAATAATACATTTAATAAGATCAATGTTACCATACCTAAAACAACTAGTTTTATTCATAAAAGTTATATTAATTTAGCAAGAGAATTATGGAAAAATCCTTATTTATTCAATGAAAGCGTTCCAGGTCACGAATACCAGAGAAATTGTAAAGAAATTGAAAATATTATTAAACAATGTGTAGAAGGGACTATCAGACAACTATTACCCATTAAAGAAATATTAAGAGAACACCTTGATACCTATGAAGACACAACTAAGGCAACGAGTAAAGCTGATATTAAGCAGATGTTAAAAGAAGAATTAAGCGAATTAAAAAATAGTATTATCCAGAATAATTTATCGGAAAATGATCCATCCGAAGAAGATAATCACGATGAAGGACAGGCATTAGATACTATAACTGAAAATGAACAATCATTTAATATTGTAAATGAAAAAGATAAAGAAGATAAAGAAGAAAAAGAAGAAAAAGAAGAAAAAGAAGGTAATGATGATTTACACGTTCAACATAATTTATCAGTAGAATCGGACTTAAAAGAGGATAATACTTTTACAGATAATGATAAAACATTAAATAAAGGACTTTTAGAGATAGCATCTGAAGAAATTTCTCCTCCTTCCAAGGAAGTATTTTATTCGGAAGATGATCCATCTGAAGAACAGATTAATAAACAGGTGAACGATATAGTAGTTAATGATATAACTATACCCGTAGAAGATGATGGAGGTATTAAGGATAATTCCATAGATAAAGAAAATAATTCTATAGGAACTGAACCTAAATATGATAATACTGACATTGTTTCCGATTCATCTGTTGAAGGAAATAATAAAGATATAAAATTATCCGATATGATGAAGCATATGAAAGAATCAGTTGAGATTAATGTTGTTAAGAATACGGAAAGCACGAACAATGGAAGCACGAACAACGAAATTAATCATATGAGTAAAAATGATAACAATTCGATGGATTACAACGATTCATCATTCGGTTTTAATACAATATTTGGTAAATCGGAAACCGAAACAGATAGTTTACCACCTGTATTTAATAGGAATTCTTCCCTCGCCCCCCCACCTGAACCTGCTCCAGAACCCTCACCTGAACCTGCACCCGAACCTGCACCTGAACCTGCACCCGAACCTGCACCCGAATCCTCACCTGAACCACCCATTGTTTCTGGATCCGTTGCTCCAGAAGATAAAAAAGAGAAAAAAGAGGTTATTGAGATTGGACAAGAAGATATAGATGAAACCTCATCATTAGCGAATTTCTTTAATGATATGAAACAGGTTGTAGAAGATAAGGGAATTAAAGTGGAAGAATCTAAAAATTTTTCCCTCTTTGAAGATGCTTCTGAAATTGGTTAAGTTTAATTAAACTAAAATTTAAAATTTTAATAATAAATGTTAAGTTCGTGTTTATTGTCCGGTTTAATTATTGGTTCAATCAGTACATGCGTTTATGCTCTAATAACTGATAAAAAAGATAAAGAGCAAGGATTAGACACTAGCAAGAAAGATAAGAAAGTGGATTATCTTATAATATTTTCCATAATTATGCTTGTTTCGGTAATTATTCTTTATTTTACGAATAAAAATAAAACAGAGCAAGTTGTTCCATTGAAGGGTGGATTTTCTCCCAAGATAAATAACCAACCCCCATTTTAGACCGAATAATAAGATTTCAACGGGAAGTTTCTCTTTTTTACTCGGTAATCTTTAAATATATCTTTATTAATTATATCTAAGGGTTTACCATTTTCCGAATTTTTAGATATCAATATGTATAAACTAAAATCATCCTCCATCTGACAATAATCATCATTAAATTTATCTGTACACATGTGTTTTAAAAGACTTAGTGTTTTCTGTGATATTTTATTTATATTTATTTCATCTAGTATTGTCATAGATAATCGACATAAATCAAATGAATAATTGGGTGTAATTTTTTCTTCAAGTTTTTTTTCCTTGTGAAATTTGATCTGTCCGGGGTAATAATATTGCCCCCCCGCTTCACCGAACTTGGAAAAAACATCATTCATAAATACTTTATTCTTATAAGTGAATATCGCTCTACCGAAATCTATTATCTTAAATATTTTACCGTATGTTGGTATCTTAAAATATTTATTATTTATTTTATAATACAGATATTTTTTTTCTGTATATGAAAACATTATATTATTTATATGTAAATCATTATGTGTAAATTCATAATGTTTCTGGAGATAATGCAATGAAAATGCTATCTGAAATAAACAACTCAATAATACTTGTTCTTTAAAATCTTCATCTAAAAGATAATCTTCCAACGTCCCTTCAAGTTTTTCTATAAATAAGAGTTGAATAGGTAAATTTTTAATTTTAGATATATAATCTTCATTTGAATAAGAATTATACGAATCACCTGAATCACCTGAATCACCTGAATCACCTGACTCATCTGAATCACCTGACTCATCTGAATCACCTGAATCACCTGAATCATCCGAATCATCTGAATCATCTTCATCGGAATCTGAAAGATAAATATCAAGTTTAAATGTTTTACCGATATTCCGATTAAAACATTTATCTATCTTATAATCGTCGTATTCTTCTGTGATATCGTAATTATATTCCCCGATACCATTAGCTGATCCATAAAATATTGCGAAACATGGTAAAATATTTTTTTCTGTAAGTTTTCCGAATAAAAAAGAACAGAATACGTCTATATAAGCCCCGTTATTTATATCATTTATCTTATTGAATGTATTGAAGTTATAAGATCCTGGTAAATGATAATTATTTTTATTGATTATATTGTAATTATTATTTATCGCGTGGATCGGGTCAAGTATTGGTATACTTTTACAGAATATTTCTTTTTCTTCTAAAATATTTTTAGAACTGTCATGTACTTCCCCCTTTATAATTAAATTAGAATTATAATATCTTTCTTTAATTTTATCTTTTATATCTTTAATAAAATATCTTCTATCTAAGTCAATTATTTTATGAGATAAATGTGTATTATGAATATAAAAATAAAGAGAAAAAAAGGGCATATAAAATTGTATTTCTTTCATATTTAAAATATTTCTTATAGATCTCTGTAAGTTTTTAGAATCCTTCTTAATCCATTTAAAATATGAAATATCTATCTGATTCATTGATAATATATTCATCAGTATTTTTTATAAGGTTAAACTTATAAATAAATAATAAGTTAAAATATATATATAATGGAAATTGAATTAAGAAAATTTGATATCAATGATATAAAAGATGATAAAGTAGTTGTCCTCATAGGTAAGAGGGAGACAGGTAAATCATTTTTATGTAAAGATATTCTTTATAGTCATTCAAATATACCGGTAGGACAAGTTATTTCTGGAACTGAGGCGGCCAATGAATTTTATTCTAAGATGGTTCCTAAGTTGTTTATTCATGAAGAATATCAACCTGCTATTATTCAGAATATTTTAAAAAGACAGAGGATGATGCTTGATAAATGGAAGGCCAATAATAGCGTCGATCCGAGGGCATTTCTGGTTTTAGATGATTGTTTATACGATAATAGTTGGACCAAGGATAAAAATGTAAGGTCACTATTTATGAATGGTCGTCATTATAAGATTTTATTTATGATTACGATGCAATATGCTCTTGGAATTCCCCCGAATCTTAGAACGAATATTGATTATATTTTTATATTAAGGGAAAATTATGTATCCAATAGAAAAAGATTATACGAACATTATGCCGGGATGTTCCCGAACTTTGAAATGTTCTGTCAAGTTATGGATCAATGTACTGAAAATTATGAATGTTTAGTAGTTCATAATAACGCGAAAAGTAATAAATTACAAGATCAAGTATTCTGGTATAAAGCAGAACCCCACGATGAAGTGAAATTAGGATCCAGACAATTCTGGGAATTCGGAGAAAGAGAGCAGAATAATGAACAAGTGGGGGGTCACGATGGACAATCTTCTCATAAATATGTTGTTAATAAAAATTATTAAATTATTGAATTATTGAATTATTGAATTATTGAATTATTGAGAACCAATCGCCCCCGTTCTTTTCTGTAATTCTTCTATAATACCTTTCTCATCTCTCTGACTGAATGGTTGGGGGACAAGTTTTCCATTTTCTTCGACGAAAGTATATAGAGTGGGGAATCCTTTAATTTCAACACCATATGGTTGGGCTCCTTTTTTATCGGCATCCATATCAACCTTTAATATGTGTAATGTTACCCCATTCATCTGTTTTCCATCATATTGACTTATTACAGAATCATAATCCCCTATCATATTCTTGGAATGACCACACCACGGTGCATAAAATAATACAAGTTTCATATCTTTATTGGATGTTGCCCCTGTATCTGCTGATAAACCCGAACCAGTATCCTGACTCTGTACCTTAGCTTGTGCACGAGGGAGTAATTCTTTATTCATATCGGGTACATTAGGTTCACCCGTTGGGAATTGTGGACCTAAATCAGATGGAGGTCCGTCTTTATATCTAGATCCCGGGGTATATGCTGAATATTCGAGGGGGACACTCATGGATCCCTTATCCAGAGAAAATCCAACAACACTAATTCCACCTGTATTGGGTAATATCTCAGAATTATATTGCTTACCACCCTTTGCCATCTGAATTGATCTTAAAGTCCCTTGGGTAATGTTCTGTGGCATCCCTGGATCTTGTGGCATCATGCCAGTTAATTGTTCGGCCTTAGCTATCTGTGGCATAGTCGGATCTTCCGGAGGTTCTATAGTATCTTCAATGGAAGCATGTTTCGTGGGTTCTTTACCTATCCCCCCATAATCGTGTTTTTCTTCTACTTTTTCTTCAGAATCTCCGAAAGGATAATCGGCGAAACCTTCATCTCTATTGAAAAACATACATAACAAAAATCCAATAAGGACTAAGATAATAAAAATACAAGTATCATCTTCCTTACAGAACTTTTTCAAACTTTTCATAGCAGAATTAAAAACCATTTATACTTAAATATATATTTTTTTTTAATATAAATCACTTAATTTCAAATATTCATATCCGTTGTTATATGGTCTTTTTATAATAAAAGGAATTTTCTTTAATCTAAATTCTTCCTCCGCTATCTGATAAGCATTATTAAATCTTTTAGGGTTGCTTATTAAGATAGTTGATCCATTTTCTATCTGGGAGGCTCTTTCCCCTATAATCCTTGTTTTTTCATACTTAGTTAGGGGCACATTTTTCGTATTCAATTTCTTAATATTGTAATTTTTCATTATCTGGTTGATATCTTCGTTAATTGTATTTTCGCTCATAATAAATATCTTATAAAATAAATATTTAAGTAGAATCAAATTTATTATTCAATTACAATATTTATTGCAACATTAATTACACCATTTCTGTCCACATTGATTACAGATATATGTATATTTCATATTTTCATAGTCATGCTTGATATATTTTATTAACTTTTCATCACCTGTATTAGATGAGCATCCTTCATTGGGACATTTTATATTAGGGTTATCTTTTATAAATGGTAATGTAATATCATGATTAATATATTTATTTGAATTAATTATTTCGCTTTTATCTATTTCTCCGAAACTCTGGGAATAAATACATCCATCTCCTATATAATCCTCAATTTTTTCACACGATTTACAATAATGTATTAATTTCCCCTCCTCTGTTGTATGTAGAAATGTTAGATTATGGCAATCCGCGCAGAAATGAATATCAGTTAAACTCATTATTTAATTGATATTAATTCTTATATTTTAAATCAAATTTTTAAAAATTCGAACATTTCTAGAAGTTTAGCTTCAATCATATTATAATCCCTGATTGCTGATAAATTATAAATATTAATAGAAATTTTATCTTTACTTGGATGTAGTTTTTTTAAAGTATTGATTTTTTTTAAAATATTATCTTTATTTTTTTTTAAATGTTCGTTTATTATTGGTTCAAATATCTTGAAATCATGTGGAATATCATAACAATTCCTGTAAATAAGATGTTTAAATGTATCATACCGAACTATTTCGTTGTATGTATCATTTCTTTTACCTTTTTCATCTTCAAAACCGGGTTCGTTGTGTAGAGGATTTTCATCTAATAGTGATTGTATCGATAGAAGAACACTCCCTATATGCATAATTGATGTCCATTTAGGACCCGACCATGTATTAATGACTGATAAACACACTTTACCTAAAAAATTATTATGAGATCTACCAACATAAAGATTCGGATGTATTCTATGCTTACTTGTTGAATAATATTGAACACTTGGGGGGGAAAATGGATAATTACTTGGAAAATTTATTTTAAAATATAAAACTCCATTTTCAAACGGAGTTCCCTCGGGACCTATAATTAAAGCGTAGGCCTCTGTTATATTTTCTTCATTGAAATGTACATAAATACCTAGATCATTTAGATTCATATTATTTATTTCTTTCATATCTCTGGTAGCAATGCGTTTTACGAGTTGTTTACTCATTTTTATTTAATATCTTATTTAATTTTAAATGGTTATTACAAAATAATAAATATTCATTTAATTTTACCATTTTTTTAAAATTTGATTTACTATAATTGAATTATAGTAGTTGATTAGAGTAAATTATTGAAAAGAATACTATAAAATATTAAGATTGTTTAAATCTATAAAAAGAATTAAAGATTAAAATATTATTAATTCATTATGAATTTAATTGATTATCTGAAAATATTAAAAGTCCTAAAAAGTACAACAGAAAAACCTATCAATGTTACCTCCATGGCAAGTACACC